TTGCACAATTACAATAACTATCGGAAATAACAGATTGTATTGGAGTTTGAATACAAAAATCTTTCGGATACCCCTGATTTAAACAATCGGTAAATGATTGATAACTTTCAACAATATGTTTATTGTATATTTTGTATATAATATAAGTCACCCCAAAAAATAAAATTAATATAAATAATCTCTCTATAATCATTATATAATTATAGTCCTAGATTTTTTTTTATTTTGTTAAAAGTTGATTTTTTTGTTTTATTTGTTTTACTTGTTTTCCTTTTTGTTTGCTTTGTTTTGGTTTTCGTTTTTTTCTCCTTTTTTTCATTTGGTGTATATCTTAAAAAATATTCTTCATATTCTTTACTATTTTTCTTATTTTTTAATTCTTGAAATTTATTAGCTTTATTTGCTCGTATATCTTCCATCGTATCCTGTTTTCCGTAGCAATTAATACTAAATCGTTTTAATAAACCTTTCTGTTTTAATCTATTTTTCGATTGAACAACAAATAAATATTGAGACATACATATTAATCTTTCTTTATCTAAATATGGTCTATTAGCATATAGAAATGCTAAATAAAAACTCAACATAGTATCAATAGACGCCACTTTAACTGTTTTATTATTTACTTTAATAGTATTATAACTATGGCAAGCTAATGGTTTATAAATAACACATAGCGTGTCTTTGTCTACTATGATTTCATAGTGTTCTGCTATTAATTCTCCAATTGGCTTACGTTTAACTATCCTAATTTTATTATATCCTATTTCATTTAATTTTTCTTTGATTAATATTGTCGATGTTTCTGGGTCTTCCGACAAAACATCAAAATCAGGTATGTTTTGTATTTGTCGTCTTTGTTTATAAGGCATATATTTACCATATAATGTACTTGCATATCCGCCAAAAAAAACTAATCCTTGATCAATAATAGAGTCTCTTAGTGTGTAGTATAATTTTTGTTCTTCTGTTGGGTCACCTTCAAAATCGCGCTGGAAATTTAGTAAATCACAGCGTTCATTATTTAATGGGTAATTTTTATTTAATAAAATTAAACGCTTCAATACCTTTTCCCATCTACTGACATCACCTGCCGGTCGCGATAATTCTAAATACATACCCATTCTTAAAAAATTAGGAGGTGAATACAAAATTCCATTAACCTTAATAGCCTCTTTATTGAGAGATTTGAAAATTTCATTATCCAATAAAGTTATATCTGCTACTGGTATAAAATTAACAAATACCTTATATGTTCCGTGATGAACACCAGATTTAGCCTCTACATCACTATAACCTGCTTTAACATATATGTTAGCTAATTCCTTTGCATGATTAACAGGGTCTGTTGAGAAAAAATCATAATCAGGAATATCTACGTCTTTGTTATAAAACTGGTCCTCTACAGGTAATATATTATTAATAGCGGTTCCACCATAACATATTAATTTATTATCTCTTATAAAGTTTTCTACTATTAAATTAATATCCCTTATAAAATCGGATTGTGCCATTTTTTTACTAACACGCATTTCAGCGTCATCGACGGCCTTTCTTAAAATTTCTAATTCTTTTTCTTCAAATGATAAATTAGCTGACATATATATATTTCTATTATAAAAATATTTTATCCAGTATTAAATGACGTACTGCTCAAATTATTTCCACTTTCAATCAAGTCGTTAGCAGTTTGTGCGTCCAAATTAATTACAACAGTAGGGTTATCGGCACGCAAAGATTTTGGTTTTAATATGAATGACCCTCCCTTGCTATTAAAATCATTATGATATTGTTGTAAAAAAGCATCATCATATTGAAAACATTGACCTATAAACTGAAAACCATAACCGGTAACACCAGCAGGGTCCTGTGGATTACCTTTATGTGATAATTCTCTCCAATCTACATTTGTTGGAATATTTCCTTTATTTGGTAATACAATTGACATACGTTCTTTATTGAAATTTTTGATATTTTCCATATCGCCTGCTAAACGAGCTTCATCTTGTCTATAGAATCGCATATTTTCCGTTCCACTAATTACATTTACATATTCATATAATTTAGAATCTTCAATATTTATTACGGTGTTATTTTTATCGTTTACTTTGTAAACAATTAAAATTATTTTTCCTAATAAATTTCTAATTTTTTCATTACCAATATTATTTTTATTGTATTCATAACTATATTGACGTGTCAATATTCTCTCCGACAAATTATTATATATTGAATCCGCCATACTATCAAATACTTGTGTATTTGATGTTTTTATTCTAAAGTGTAAAATCATTGGATCATTAGCAACTTTATATGCGGAATCAGTATCTTTACTAAAAGCCATATCTTTTATTTTTACCATTACATCATCAAATAATAACCAATTATATGTTTCTTTAATATTATGGTCATTTACAGATGATAATGCTATAATTGGTTTATTGTGTAATGAATATACTTCGAAATCTAAACATCTAGCTCCTAATTTTATACAGTTTTCAAGAGCACACATATCAACAAAATCATGTGAATAAGAACCACTAGCACAACAATTATATGCTGTTTTAACATAAAAATCACGTAGGCGATAATCACCTACTGGTTTACGTTTATCTTTACCTGTAGTTAAATCTTGGTCATCACCATAATCAGTCATATTATCATCATCCATTTTATCATTTTTTATTTCATTCAATGACCTCAGTTTACTAACATAATTTATATCATAGTTTGAACTTATTGTAGAACAATTGGCACCTCTTAGTGTAATTTTGGTATATGACCATATAAATAATAAAAATATTAACATAATCCCCACTACAAAAACCCCTATTTGAACTAATTTTGCTTTTCTTAAATCTTCATATTGTCTTAAATTAGTAATACTATCTTTTATTCTGTTTTCAATGTTTTTGGAAAAAAATCCACCCATACTGTTTATAATATTATATTATTATTTAATTAAAATAATAAAGTTAAATAATAATATAAATATTATATATTATGCCTGGTGGACTTATGAATCTTGTTGCCGAAGGTAATCAAAATATAATATTAACTGGTAATCCCAGTAAAAGTTTTTTTAAATGTACATATGCTAAATACACAAATTTTGGATTACAGAAGTTTCGCATAGATTATGACGGATTAAGGACTTTACATCCAACTACATCAACTAATTTTAAATTTAAAATGCCCAGAACAGGAGGGGATTTAATAATGGACACATATCTAGTTCTAAATTTACCTACAATATGGAGTCCTATTATTCCACCCAATAGAAAATCCGATGGCTCAATTGTTGAAAATAATCATGAAAATAAATGGCGTCCGTACGAGTTTAAATGGATAAAAAATCTTGGTTCCCAGATGATAGAGCGTGTTCGTTTTACTGTAGGTGGTCAAGTAATTCAAGAATTTACAGGACAATATTTGTATAATATGGTTCAACGTGACTTTGATGCGTCAAAAAAGGATTTATATGATAAGATGACTGGTCATGTTCCTGAATTAAATGATCCCGCTAATGCTTACGAACGATTAAATGTTTATCCTAATGCGTATTATACAGAAAAAAATACTGGTCCAGAACCTTCGATTCGTTCACGTTCATTGTATATTCCACTAAATATTTGGTTCACTATGGCATCAAAAATGGCATTTCCTTTGGTGGCGTTACATTATAATGAATTTCACATAGAAGTCGATATTAAACCAGTGAAAGATTTATATGTCATCCGTCACATTCCTACTGCTAATGATCCAGGAAGTTATTATCATCAACCAAATTACAATGAAGAAATGGATCTATTATATCGATTCTTACATCCACCACCTAATGCAAAACTAGATGACTTTACAGACAAACGAATAAATTGGGATACTGACATACATTTAATTAGTACATATGCTTTTCTCTCCGAAGATGAACAACGTGTTTTCCAAGAAAATGAACAAACATACTTAATAAAACAAGTTTATGAACATAAAATAAATAGTATAGTTGGTAGTCAAATCGTTGAAATAGAAACTCGTGGTATGGTTTCAAGTTGGATGTGGTTTTTCCAACGTAGTGATATTGCATTAAGAAATGAATGGTCTAATTTCACAAACTGGCCTTATAGTTTCTTACCATATAATTTAGTATATCCAGACGATGAAAACATAACTAATGATGAAAAATTAAACATTAAAAATTATTCTGAACTTGATAGAGTTAGTCCGGAATATGATTTTGATATTGATGAAAATAATAAGATAACACATTTCAATACTGCAAATATGATTACAGGACGTTATTATACAGAAAATCAAAAAAATATAATGGAATCATGGGGTTTATTACTCGACGGTAAATATAGAGAAAATCCACAAAAAGTTGGCGTATTAGATTATATAGAAAAGTATACACGCACAGCGGGCAATGCGAAGGATGGAATTTATTGTTATAATTTTTGCTTAAATAATAATGTTGGTGAATATCAACCAAGTGGAGCTATTAATTTAACTAAATTTAATAAAATACAATTTGAATTAGGTTTAATAATTCCTCCAATGGATGTTAGTGCCGAAGTTCAGCAAATATGTAACGAAAACGGTGAAATAATTGCTTTTGATAAAACACGCAATAATATATATGAATATACTTATGATATGACTGTATTAGAAGAGAGATATAATGTTTTAACTTTTTCTTCTGGAAATGCTGCGTTATCTTATGCTCGTTAATTATAAAGACATATACCTATTTATAATTAACTATAATACGGTGCTGGTCCACAATACATAAAATCCTTATGTCCCGTTGGACCTAACCAACAATTATTATCGTCGTTAAAAGCGTTCATTATAGTATTTCCACCACCAGCACCAGCATCACCACCAGCACCAGCAGCACCAGCAGCACCAGCAGCACCAGCAGCACCAGCAGCACCAGCAGCA